GGCGGTTGGGAATGCCCCGACTGTCACTACGAGCACGTTAGGAGCAGCTGATGGTGCGCAGTCGTGCGACCGCGAAAAAGGCGGGCAGTTCGTTCGAACGGCTCGTTGCCGACTACCTGAAGTTTGCGCTCAACGATGACCGCATCGACCGGCGCGTGAAAACAGGCAGCAAGGATCGCGGCGACATCGGCGGGGTGCGCACGATTCGCGGCGGGCGCGTGGTCGTGGAAGTAAAGAACGTGTCACGCGACAACCTGCCGTTGTGGATTCGTCAAGCGGAGATTGAACGCGGCAACGATGACGCGGCGATTGGCGTGGTTGTGCATAAGCGTCATGGCTCGAATAAGCCTGCCGACCAATACGTGACATGCGACCTGGCAACGTTCGTGCGGCTACTTGAGGGTGGCGCTGACGAACGGCCAGTGATCGTTTTGGACCCAATGACGAAAGACGGCGCATGACTTACACAATCCTTCCCGAGTTCGTTCAGGACAGTCCTGAGTGGCACAAGGCACGCATGGCGGGCATTGGCGCGTCAGATGTTGCGGCAATCCTGGGCCTGTCTCCGTGGCAGACACCGTTGGGTGTGTACCGGGCGAAGATGGGTGTCCCGAACGAGATTCCCGAGAACTTGGCGTTCTTCGGTCACGCGCTGGAAGCGCCGATAGCCGACTGGATTGAACACAAACATATGGCGACTGTGGGCACGTTGACGGGCGGCATCGCTGCGCGTTCCGATGAGTGGCCGTGGCTGACTGCGAGCCCTGACCGTATCGCGTGGGATCACCCGGTTCTGCACGACCGCATCCCGGTTGAGATCAAAACGTCGTCGGCGTACAGCAAAGACTCGTGGGCTGACGGCGTGCCCCTGTACTACGAAACGCAAGTGCAGACGCAGATCGCCGTGCTCGGTGCACCCTTTGGGTGGTTGGCCGTTTTGCATGGCGGGAACAGTCCTGAGCTGTACCGGGTGGAACGTGACGACGACTTTATTCTCAATCACCTGATTCCTAAGACTCGAGCGTTCTGGGAAGACCATGTGCTCGCACGGGTGCCACCGGAGCCCACCACGTCGGCTGAGGCGGTCGAACTGTGGCCTGGTGACCCTGAACTGTCGGTGGATGGCGGTGAGGCCCTGTACGAACTGTGGGGTGCTTACGGGCTCATGCAAGCAGAAGCCGTCGATGTTGCCGAACGGTTAGACGGCGTGAAGCTCGAGCTTCAAAAGGCCATGCAAGACGCCACACAACTCACCTACGGCGGGCAGGTCCTGTTCACCTGGAAACCGCGTGCGGGCGCTAAACGTCTAGACGCCACCGCGTTGAAAGCCGCACACCCGGCATTGGTTGCCGAGTTCACGAAGGCGGGCGAACCGACCCGCACATTCTTACGCAAGAAAGCAGACAACAAATGAGCACCCTGTCAGAGCGCGTTGAGCGGCGACTGCGGGCCGAGTGGCCCGGAACTGCCATCCCGCTACGCAACTCCTACATTCCCGAAACCATCCGAAAAGGCGGAGCAACTGACACGTTCGTCAAGTTCGCCGCACGCATTATCGCAGAAGAGGAAGCCAACTCATGAGCACCCTGAGCACGGCGACGGCTTCACAAGCGGTCGCACAGAAAAGCAACCCCACCATCCGCGATCTCGTGCAAGCGCAGCAGGCGGCAATCGAAACACAGTTGGCGGGCGCGTTGAACTCTGCCGCGTTCGTGCGGGCGGCGATAAGTGTCATCGCACAGTCACCGCAACTACAGCAGGCGACGCCCGCGTCAGTGTTGGGCGGCATCATGTTGGCCGCACAGTTGAAGCTTGAGATCGGCCCGGCGCTCGGACACTTCTACCTGACGCCCCGTAAGGAAAAGGGGGTGCAGGTTTGTGTCCCGATCATCGGGTACACGGGGCTCATCGAGTTGGCGTACCGGTCGGGGCGTATCGAGAAGATCGAAACGTTCCTGGTGCGCGACGGCGACAAGTTCGACCACGGTGCGAACTCTGAACGGGGCCGGTTCTTTGACTGGAACCCTGCCGACTACGACGAAACCCGTGTGTGGACTGGCGTGGTGGCGATGGCGAAGATCAAAGGTGCGGGCACTGTGTGGGCCTATTTGCCCCGCGAGAAGGTTGAAGCGCGCCGCCCGTCCTATTGGGACAAGGGCACGCCGTGGCAGACGAACCCTGAAGAGATGGCACGCAAGACGGGCATTCGCGCGTTGGCCCCGTATTTGCCGAAGTCGACCGAGCTTGGCCGCGCCATCGAAGCTGACGAACAAAAGGTTGAGTCGATTGCTGGCGTGCATGAGCTTGTCGTGACGCGCACCGATCCTGAACCGGCGGCGTTGCCTGCGCCTGCACCGTTAGATCCGGCCGATCCTGCATACGTGGCGGGGGCGGGCGAATGACCGCCCCCCTGTTTTGGGCGCGCATTGGCCCTCACCTGATCGGTGCCGTTGACCTGCGCGAAGAACTACCCGCACAGGGCGACTCTATCCTCATCGACCGGTACAAGCTCGGTGTTGTTCCGGGGCAACTGTGGGATCGACTCTCGGAGATGACCTCGTGACCCTCACAGCACCCATCGACCCCGCCACGATCGACCGCGCAGCAGAAGCGGCCTACAACGCCGCCATGAACACGGTGAAAGACACGCCCCGGTATGAGCCGTGGGTGTCTCTGCCTGAATATTGGAAGCGGTTGTATCGGGTGCAGGCGGGCGCGGTCATCTCAATGATCGGCGGTGTCGCATGAGTGACGTGTTGCAGCAGCGGTTGCAGCGTGCCGGAGCCCGTCTGCGGAAAGCCAAAGCCGCCGTGGAGAAGATTGAGGATCGTCTCGCGGCCCGCCATTGGACGGAAACGGATTCCGCAACCGGGTCTGGTATTCGCCGGAAGCCGAACGCGAAAGCTGACGCGCGCCGGTTTGCTTTGCAGGATCGTGAGGCGGCGGCGTATGCGGAGTTGGCAGACGCTGAGCAGGCGTTTGAGTTGGCTTCGGCTCGTCAGGTGGCTGCTGTTCGTGAGGCCGCGCGGGTGCGGTTGACGCGGGAAGAGATTGTGGGCGCGCTGGCGATAAAGACGGCTCGCGGTTGGGAGGCGGTGGTGCGTGTCAACGCGAAGTCGGTGTCTGTCCATACCGGGTATTCGTGGGTTGAGCGGGTTCCGTTCGATGAAGTTTTGGAGGTGCACAAATGAGTGACGAATGGCGTGAGGTTGCGGCGTGTGCGCAGACTGACCCGGAACTGTGGTTCCCCACCGGTGGCGGCAACGGTCGGGCGGGTAAGAAGATTTGTGGCGGTTGTCCCGTACAGGCCGAGTGTTTGCAGGATGCGTTAGACGTGGGCGATGTTGAGCATGGTGTGCGTGGCGGTTTGTCGGCCCGCGATCGGGCTGCACTGTTGCTTGTTGCAATGGGAGACGCCGCATGAACCCGATGCCTGACGTGACCGACAACAACATGATCGCGTGGAACCTGTTCACCAGCACGCTCGACGTGGAACTGCTTGAGCTGGAACGGTGCGTACCGTCTGCGGTGTCTGCTGACCTGGCGGGGCGCGTGTTAGCTGGCGAGCGGTTCGGGTCGCGGGAGCATCACGCGATGGTGTGGGCGCACGACTTACGGCGCGGCACGTTCCGCCGCGTACTCAGTCAACGGTTGGTGCCGGTGTGGTTCAACGCACGACAGTTACAGATCGCCGCCGACGCCCTCAAGGGGGTGGCCGCATGACCGCCCGCCTGACAACCAGTGAACTCCTAGACGAAGTCGAATGGCTGATGGACGGCGGAATGCACCCACTGCACATCGCTAAAGCTCTGGGCACAACCATCACCGCCGTCGAGATGAAGGCTCGCAGGAGTGGCCGGAGTGTCGTTCAGCAGGCTTTCCTCACGGCCGCAGGTAGTGAACGGCACCGACTGAAGGCCAAACGATGACCGCCCGCGCAGATTTCACACTGTTCGACGTGGAACCGGTCGACTCCCAACAGGAGCCCGTCACACGCGGTTTTGCCGAGTCGGATGAGCACTGTTACCGGGTGACCGTGGCAGGCGCGCAGGTAGGCAGTGGCGGTTGCGGTGTGACTCTCTGGTTTGACAGTGAACAGGAAGCGATCGTGGGCGCGGAGGCGGCAATGGGTGCATGGCCGGGACAGAAGGTGGCGACCGTGGAAATGCGCACTGTGCGAATTGTTGGGCCGCGTAAAGGAGACCGCGTGTACGTGGGCTTGACCCCGGTGCGCACGGTCGGATGTAACCCGTCAATTCTTGTCGAGGTGTGCGCGTGACCGCCCGGACTGGTTTCACCGCCAAACAGGTGAACCTGATGCGTGTACGGGATGACAACCGGTGCGCATGGACGGGCGAGCCCTCAGAAAGGCTAGTACCGCAGCACAGAGCTAACCGCGGCCACGGAGGCCATAAGGCGGGCAACCGTCTGTCGAACGGGGTACTTCTGGACAGTCTTATCAACGGCGCGATCGAGTCTGATGTGCGGATGATGGCGGAGGCTATGCGGCGCGGGTTGAAGATTTCACGGTATGCCGACCCGCTGCTGACTCCGGTGCTACATGCGGTGCATGGCTTCGTGTTGTTGGACGATGACGGCGGGTTTACGACTGTGGAAGAGAGAGCCGCGTGATGTACCCCAATGTGTCCCCACTAGAGAGGATTGCGCGGCAGGCGGGGTGTATGATAGAAGCAAGCGCTTTGAGCG